TTAAAGTTTCTTTGTCTACTTTGAGTTCTTGCGCTGTTAATAAGGCTGTTTGGGCATCTACTTGTAACTTCTCTGCATCAGTCTTAAGTTCTTGTGCGTCTATTAAAGAGCCTTGTTTACCTTTAAGCGTGGTGTCCGCTTGAACGTCTAAGTCTTGAGCTTGTAGTAAATCAATTTCTTCATCCATTCGTACAACTTCTTTATCAACTTTTAACTCTTGAGATGTTAACAAAGCTGTTTGAGCGTCAACTTGAAGTTTTTCGGCATCTGTTTTTAATTCTTGAGCTTCAAGTAAAGCTGTTTCTTTAGCTATTTTGTCTTGTTGTTTAAGTTCTGTAGATAATCGTAAACTTAATAATTTATTTTCTATCGTAGATGAAAGAAACATAAACTCATCAATACCTAAAGCTTTAACTTCGCTAGGTAATGAAGTAAATGAAAGTCCTGTTGTGTTATCAATATTTGCTCTTTGTAAAATAGCAAGAGAAACTACTTCTTCTTCTCTTGAAAATTTGTGTAATTCTTCATTACCTATAAAACGAGTCTGCATAATTCTTGCAGCTCTAATACTAACATATCTACGAAATTCTTCAGGAAGCTCAGCAGCCGTTAAATCAGTTCCTGAATTTCCTGACCAATTTTGAGCGTTTGCGATTTCAAAAGTACGAATATTAATATCCGCACCACCACTAGCTTGGGAAAATGAACTCCCACTAAAAGTTCCTATATTAAACCACCAACCACGTGCTTGTACATCGTGGAATACTTCAGCGATTATTTCTAAAGCTACATTTCCTTGTTGTACTTGGCGTGCTACAGTTAAACTACTAACAGACGTTTCTCCAATTGCACTTAAAGACACATTAACTGCGTCTAAAAGGGTTGTACGTACTTGATTAGCGTCTGCCATGATTTCTCCTTTAAAAAAAAATTAAGGGGGCACGAAGCCCCCATTAAGTATAACTTAGGTTATAACTTTAACTGCTGCTTCAGGACGAAGAACTCCGTGACCCATAGCGTATTTAGCAACTAAGGCTGTACCTTGTTTAGTCATAACATACTCTGACTCAGTAGTTAAGTCCATTAACTTAACAGTACCGATAGCAGACTTGTGTCCCGCAAGGATTTCAGTAGTATCTAGGTCATGGTTATAACCTGCTCCTGCTCCGTGTGGGTCATTGTTAGAATTAGCATCATCTGCATCTTGGCTACCTACTGCTACAGAAATATCTGATAAGTGAGTAGATTTCACAATATCAATACCTGCAACTTGTAGAACACTACCTGACGCTAAGCTACCACCTGTACCTGCATTGAATCTGCTGTCAAGTGTAATAGCTGTTGAATCAGCACCTGCTAGTTTATAATAATCAGCAGGTTTCAAAATAGCGAATCTGTCACCATCAGGGATATCATTTTCGTCTAACTTTTGAGCTATTAATGTTAATGTTTTAATAAGATTAGCCGCAGTTGATAAGTTAGCAGGAGCACCTGTAGTAGTTCCTAAGTCAATAGTAATACCACCGTTACCGCCAATCAAACTTGAATGTTGACTTGTCGCCGCTAATGTTTTCATTGTTGCAATGTCGAAACGCTTAGCAAGAGCTTTACCTAATTCCTTAGAGTATATGCTTCTTACATCATAATGATTTTGCATTTCATCGATGTTCGCAATGAATGTTGAAGCTAATAGAACTTTATCAATATTGATTGTTCTTTCAGCATGTTTAATTTGAGAAGTGTAACTAGAGCTAGACTCTAATATATCTTCTCCTACAGTATGATACTTCGCAGAAGCAATACCTGTAATAGGGAACTGAGCACTTTTACCTGATGATATTGTACGAACAGTATGAAGGTCTTTCATTACGTTAGTTTCTTCAAACGTAGTAAGAACTTCATTCGCAAACACCTTCAAGAACAATGCAGTAAAGTCTGTGCCTGAATTGTTTACCAAGCCCAAACGTGACGCGTTAATATCGCCATTTGCCATAATAATCCTCCTTTATGGATTAGTTGTTATTGTTGTTGTTATTTATTTGTTAGGTGTCTTTTTCATACATTTGGCTTTTGAGTTATCCGACGCATCGGGCTCATTAGTTACTTTGAACTAATTGAGACGTGAAATTGATAAAGGGGACTAAGCCCCTTAGTTTTATTTGACTACTTTTTTATAAGTAGTGCCTCTGTAATTTAGAATCACTTCCATGATAATACCTCCATGTTAGTGCGTTCCTTCACCACTATGGTTACTTCCGAGCTTTATTGCTTGAACGTATTTTAATTATTTTTTCTTTTTAGGAAATCCTTTTTTCATATTATCATATGCTTTTTTTGAAATAGTTGATTTTTTCTTAGAACGGCTAATTCCTAATTTTCTTCTTCGATTAATATTTTTATATAAACTCATTATATTATCTACACTTCCATTTTCTTAATGCTAAGGCTTTACGAGTAGGACGACCTTTACTGTCTTTCATAGGTCCTTTGACTCCACTCATTCTAGCACAAAAAGATTTACGTCTTTTAGCAGCTTTACTGCCTTTTTTAACTTTACCTGTTACAGGTCGTTTTAAATTACCACCTGTAGCACGATTATATTTCTTTCTTCCTTTCTCCGATAAGCCACCTGTAGGGTTCTTATCTGCTTTGTTCATATTAACACTAAGTTTTTTTCTTTTCATTATTTAATAATTGATTTAGACCAAGCTTTTAAAGTATCGTAAAATTTTATTAAAAAATCATTTAATAAACTATTTACCCACCATTCTTTTAATTTTTTCATATATACCTCTTTCCTATAGTAGTTTTATTTTTACCGATTTTTACTAGATAAAACCGAAGAACCGAAATAAAATCCCACGATTGCCAATACGCTAGAACGAATTTCACTTGTCATTAAATAGGAATTTGAAACAGTAATCATCTCCTTAGTAGCTAATCCTAGCATAGCCATTAGACCACTAGGAGCATCACCCTCAATAGTAACACTCCCACCTATTAATCCCATTAAGAATGGAAATATTATTACACCTGTTAAGACCATAATAACAATAAACCTACGAACCCAAGCTCCACCTTCACCACCTCTAGCTGCTGCTTTATCTGCACTAGCATCTGCGGCTTCTTGTGTTTTCATATTAGCTTCAGCCATTCGTTGAGCTGCTTCCGCTTGACTTGCAATTAATTTAAATACAAATCCTGAAACATTTCCTGTGATTAATGAGATTAATTCAATAGGCATTACACATTACTCCGTGCTAAGCGTTGTAAAACTTCTTCTCTATATGCAGGGTCAGTATCATAACGAGAATCTTTCATCGCTACTGTTACCTGTTGTCTAGAATTAAAAGGAGGTATCCCTGTACCATTAACAGAACCTTGAGCTAATCTAGGAGCACCCGCTTCTTGGAATTGTTTATATAAAGATTTAATTGCAAACTTAGCTTGAGATACCGTTCCTGCTTCTACAGTTTGATTATAAGCTTCTAAATCTTCGTCACTTAATTCATTAGCAGCCCACGCAGATAACTTTTTGTATTCTTGCATGCCACCAATTTCATTAGTAATTTCCATTTGTTGTTGATTAATAATTGCTTGTTGTCCTGCAATATAAGTATCAACCATCATTTTATTTAAACCTTGAGCTTCTAAAGATTTATAAGTTTCTTCAGACAACTCTCCTTTTTCAGAAAATTCTTCTGAAGCTAAATTAATAGCATTTTCTTGATTATTAGGTTCAACAGGAGTTTCTTCTGTTGTTTCTTCATTACCTCCTAGTTTACCTTCAAGCTCACCATAAGCTTTTGCCATTTCTTCTACATTAGAAAACTTTTCAGGAAGCCAATCAGGTCGATTATCTTCTTCTGAATAAGTCATTGGTTTACTAGCTTCTTCTGCTTGCTCTTGTGCTTGTGTATCTATTGCCGCTGCTTGTTCTTCTAATGTAGGAGCATGTTGTTCTTCTGCTCCTGCTTCGTATCTATGAGCTTCACCCATAATTATACCTCCTCGCTAGGTTGTTGTTGTTGTTGTTGTTGAGCTTGGTCACCAAGTACTTTAACAGCATTTGGTCCAAGTGATTTCATCATTTCTTGTTGTTGCATTGCTTGTTGCATTGCTTGTTTTTCTTGTTCTATTTCTTCTTGTGATTTTACAAGATTTTGAGTTTTAATACCTAAAGCAGTTGCTCTACGTTTAAAATATTCTCCTACATTTAAGTATTGAGCCATTGCTTCAGCACCTACAGTAGCAGCCGCACCTTGTAAAAATAAATCTAATTTTTGTAAATCATTACCTCTTCCTAAAGCTTCTACTCCTGTAATAATCACAGGATTAACAATATCTTTAGGTAATTCAGGAACTCGTTTATTTCCTTTCATTACAGTCATTAATCTTTTAATCATTGGTAATTGTAAT